TGCGCTTTTGGTTGTTGCGACAGCCATCGCAGACACATATCTTTCAGTTTCTCTTGTATCAGCATTAAACATACGAAGAGAAGCACCTGCCAATGAAGCCGCATCTGCTAATTCTGCCCCGGTAGCTTGTGCAAATTTTAGAACGTGCTCTGTTGCATCTAATATTTCTTTTCGAGTAAAACCCAGTTTAGCAAGTTCTATTTGCAAATCCGTAGCTTCGGATGCAGTGTATTTCGTTGTAGCACCCAAACGTTGAGCATCCGCAGTTAACTCCTTCACTTTATCAGAAGTGGTTCCTAATATTGCAGCAAGCCTACTATTAGCTAATTCAAATTTAACAATATCACCTACTCCTTCACGCAGTTTTGTAAATAAAGCAACAACTCCACTAACAACAGCTTGCGCACCAATATATCCAGCTGCCCACCCTTTTAAACCAGCACCAACTTTACTTAACCCAGGAGCAAGCTCTGTATTAAGCATCCTACCGGCATTCCGGGCAATAACACCCATATTCTGCATGGATTTATTACCGTTCTGTATCTCAACCCATGCAGCCTTTACTTCTTCCCGGTATGCACCGATAGTCATTTTCTGTTGACTATATCGATCGGAATTTCGCTTTATGTAATCGGTATTGATTCCGATTGTAGAATTAAGACGGGCAAGTGTACGAATATAGTTTTCATCCGTATCTTTCAAAACATCAACAGCCTTTTGCAGCTGCTTATTCATTTCCTTTGCTTGTGAACGGCTATGTACTTCCTGATTAGTCAAGATAATAGCAGTTCTGATAAGTTTTAAACGTTCTTCTTCAGATAGAACAGCTTTCTTACGAGTAGTATTACCGGCATTCTGCGCTTTTGTCAAGTTAGCTTCTGCTTTAGCAGCCTTTTCCAAGGACACAGCATTATCCGAGTTTGCTTTGGTTAGTTTCTTCAGTTCAGCAGCAGATAATTTCTCTACATTTAGCTTTTCCTCTATCTTCTTACTGACAGTTTGAGTTATTTCAGACTGTCTTCTAAGAGCTTCGGTTAATTCAGCAGATGCAGAACCAGCCGTTTTTGCTTGAGTATTATAAAGGTTACTCAACTTTTCAAGATCAGCAACACCTTCTACATTTAGTTTCAAACCTTTTGCTAATTCTTTGGCCGCATTAACATAATCAGCCCTCACACGCTCAATAGTATTATCAAGCTCCACCAATTTCTGCAAATCGTTCTCATCAACGAAATCTTTTAATTTTAAATCTGCCATAATTACAGGTAATGTCTATATTCAACAATCTTTCCTTTTATCTCAACTCCTAGTTTATCAAAAGCATAGGTACCATCTTCTTTCTGATAAACGACATACATGCAACCATCCAAGACAGCTGCTTTCTTTGCAAGATCACTGATACGTTCCAGTTCACTCTGCATCTTTCTTATTTCGCAACTACAAGCCATTTTCTACCGATATCCACATTCTGAAAAGAAACGTTCCATCCAGGGACGGAGATACATAATATTAAAGTACTCTTTAGCTGTATCACCAATGCCTAAAATCTGCTCACCGTATTTCTTCTCAATAGAACTACCGTCCGTAAATCCTTTCGTTGAGAATCGAAGCCCGGAATCAATTCTATCGGCAGTTATGCTATCATAGAAAGTACCAGTAATAAAAAGGTTAGGTACCTCAACCGGACGCGGTGGCAAATAAAGCATCTCACTTCTAAGAGGCGGAGTTATCCTCTCCTTCCATCGTTTATATTGTTCCGCACGGTTCTGCCAGGGACCGGGCTCGTTAAAATAGGTGTCAGTATCATAATCAGGATTCAATAGATGTTCGGTACCGTCCAAGCCGGAATATAATTGTTCCTGAATACAATCAACGAGCACATTCTTATGTTCTTCCATACACCTAATACATTCCTCTTCAAACCCGGATGCAATGGAATGAATAACTCTATGTAATTCATCAAAATCTGCCATACAGTAAAATTATAACGGGCCGGGCTGTAATCACACCCCAGCCCGTCGGTTACTTAGTTATCGCATCGTACACTTCCGAGAGCTTCTTCTTACGGTCAGCTTCCTTCAGTTCCTGCCACACGACTTTAATGTGTGCATTAATAAACTCTTCCTTCGTCATGCCCTTCACAGCAACCTCGACGAACGTAACATTATCTACCTTCATGACACCTGCTCAATACCTCTGATTCCTTTTTCATACAATACAGAAGGAGCTTTCAACGAAGGAACCGCCCCGGCTTTAGGAACAATGGTAATGATACCATCCGAATATGTAGCAGAAGTTACGTTATTCATAACTTCAGCAGCACCATCAGCAATAAGACTGCCAAATTCTTCTGTACGGTCATAACCACCAACAACTTCAACTATTTTGTAAGTATTTTCGGCCTCCAACTTTTGAAACACAACATCAACCAAGCCTTTAACGAAATTCTTGGGATTGAAGTCTAACTGCACGTAGTCAAAGTGCAATTGGCTGTCTTCCACATCTTCATGTGAAAAACTAACAGTCATCGCAGACTTAGCACTACTGGTCGGGTACTGTGTCACGGTCGGGTAAACAGTAGACATCGGAATACCGGCAAGGATATCAGTGTCATCATTATAACCGATCAACATATTATCCTGATTCCAAAAGTAAACGTCCCATCCTTTATTGGCACATTTCAGAAGCTGGGCATTCAAAACCTCATCAAATTTCTTCAAAGTGAAGGTGTCTGTTTGAGCGCTAAGCCCGTTGTATTCACTTGCACCGTACCCTACAGGATTAACTTGAGGCTCTCCACCATTCTTGGCATACTCCAGGAATGGCAAAATAGGGTAAATACGCCCGGGACGGTCTGCATGGCACAATTCGAGCAACTTCTCACCTGTTATATCAGCAGGGAGTTTGACACCATGTTCTGTCAAGATAGCACCTTTGACCTTTTTCCAGTCAATGCTACAAGCAGAACTACCAGTGTTCATCCGGGAACCCTTACACGTTCTAATCTTTCTCATTTTCTTCTACAATTAAGATTATTAATTTTTATTTCCATCGAGCGTATATTTATGGCATCAATCGGCTCGCTCACAGCCTCACCGGAATCTGTATAGGCTCCGTATCTGCCATATGAATAGTTTTCTGAATAACTATGTTTCACTTTTTCGTCATAGTCGCAGTCGAACCGAGAATCTTCATATAATACTTCCAATAAACGTTTATAGATTGGCCGAAGGATATTTTTAAAAGATGTGGTTCTGCGCATCTCATTGCTCCACTCTTTACAAGAAGAACATGCTATAATTAACGAAACCTTTGCTTTTGAAAAATAATCCGCATCACCTCTATCCTCACTAATTGGAGTGAATAGTGCAACCAATGGAAACTTCCTTTCAGACTGGGCAGAAGACTTACTGTATTCATCTAAAATATCTTTGATATATTGACTGCTACCGAAGATGTAATTCAACCTTGGGGACTTCATAACTTTAGTTCCCCCTTTCCCATTTGGATAGAGAATTTCAAGCCCTTCTGGAAGTTCCTTTACAATCTCCTCAAACAGTTCTGTTATATCTAAATCTATCATAAATTGAAAGCATTAATTGGGGTCAAAAGATTCTTGGTTATTTTCACATCGAAAGGACAATCATTTGACATAGCCCATTCAACAAACTGTTTATTCTTCTCTACCATGCTATTCCATGTGCTTACTTGTCTCTTCAAAGGAGCTACATATTCATTAGCGCATTTCAAACGGACAAGCCCGGTTATTGTAGCTTGGGTGTTTGCATCACGAAGAATATGATATAATACATAGTCAGCGAACGGTTCACACAGCTTCTCGCACAATACTGCATATCCGGACTGGGATTCTTCCTTCTCTTCTGAAATATCAACTTCATCTGAAGAATCTTCCTTTTCCCGTTCAATAAGCTCCAAGTAATCTGTGATAGCTTGGGAAAGAGTCAAACCAACAACATTCCGGAGAAATTCGGGCTGAAATGCCTTAATATACCCATTTATCACCTCATTCACAGCAAGAGATTGGGGCGAAGGCATTTCAGCGACCGAAACATTCTCAATATGCCTGGGACCTGACATAAAATATGAAACATCAATCAACATAGCGATAGTTATTTAGAAGTCTTGCCTTTCCCGGTTTTCTTTTCATCTTCCACGGAAACGGCTTTATCATCTGTAACAGTTACCTCCTTGGCATCTTCCTCTTGCAAATCTTTTGAATCGGCAACCGGAAGATTCTTTTCATCAGAAGGCACCTGTACTTCAAGTTCTGCAATGCGAGCTTTCATTGTTTCACGCTCTTCTGTCAGTTCAACAATTGTCTTATCTTTCTCTGCAATGGATGCAGTAAGCCTGCCAATCTCTTCATTTTTCTCTGCAAGCATACATTCCAATGTCTTTCGGGCATCTTCTTCTGTAACAAGACCACATTCGGAAATAGGGATGAGTTGAATCATCCCTCTATTAATCCGAATGCGTTGCTCTTTAAGCACATTGGTTACATCCTTATCGTTACCTCTAAGTATGTAATCCATAATCCTACGCTTTAGTTATTGCAGTCTTCAATGCGGCCAAATCCCCATAAGCGAAAGCCCACGGCATATAAATCGGGAAGATAACTTCTTCTTGTGCCATCAGCACAACCTCATTGCAAAGCTTGGTCTCCACATCTTCAGCCCATTCAAGTGTCAAAGTGGTATAATCAACCAAATTTGCGGCTTGGTTAAAGTCACCTAAAAGATACTTACCTGGAAGAATGCCACCATACTCGATAATCGGACGACCGGCAATATATTTCACCCCATCAACCATTTTAACGATACCAAGATTACGTCCTGTCGTATCTTTCTCTGATTCCATACCGTTAACAGTCATTGGATTAAGAATAATGGCATTCGGAAAATACTGGGCATATGTCATTGCGGCGAAAGCTGTTTTCACTACATCTTCAGAGTTGGGTTCCTCAATGTTCTTAAAGCCGGCTTCATGAACACTGAATGTCATTTTATCCGTAGCCGTTTCAGCACCGGAGAACGCGACACCAGGAATAAGGATACGACCATCTTCCATTTTCACAAGAGCGTGTGTTTTGTTCAGTTCAGTGAGAACAGCAGCACCAGCGAACGTGATACTCATTCCATCAAGAATCAAATCCTGTGGTTCTGCAAACTCTACAATCACATCCTTATCACCGTTATATCCGGTAATAGCTTTTACAGCACCGGCGGCACCTGTAACAATGGCTGTACTGATAATCTTCTCTACAGAAGTCACCCCAGTATTATTAATAATACCAAGCAAATTCTCACCATTACCGTCACCAAACAAGATGTTCCAGTCTTCTGCCATCCAAACAGCTTCAGGAAGCATGTTCAAGATGTAGGAACGAATGTACACTCTTGATTTCAACATACGTTTTGAAATACGGATATGAGTACCAAGGCGCTTAGTTCCTGTCTGTATCTCTTTTACCTTGATACTTGATTCCGGTAAACGACCGTTCTCAGTTACAAAACGGGCATTACGGTTGAAAGCATATACTTGCGCATAGGCGAGTTGAGGATATGCAGGATCAGCTGTCAGCGTCGTTAATACATCACGCATATGCAACTTTTTGTTGGCAACCTGAGTCACAACACGTTTCTGTTGTTGAGTAATCAACAAATCACCGGTGTAGTTGTCAGTCATGGAAACGACATCTTTCAAGGAGAAGCCGTCAAATTCTCCTGATTTGCGTGTTTTTCCTTCTGCGAAATCTCTGAATTTTTCAGAATCAAGCATCTCGTTCAACTTCTCATCGAACTTGTTGATAGTATCCATAGAAAGACCTTTCTGCTTCATTTTCTCGATACTTTCACCAAGAGTTTTAACTTGTTCTACAAGTTGCTCGTTGTCCTTTACCAATTGCTGGAACTTTTCTCCATCATAGGCTTTCAATAGATTATTGATGTCACCAAACTGTTTCGTTACCTCCTCCGGTGAAGCAAATCCTTCAAGTGACTTGTTAACTACTTCACACATCATGCCGGCGATATTTTCCATAAATGTTTTCTGTTCTGCCGGCAGACCGTCCGTTTTCAGATTAAAATCTGATACTGTAAATTTTCTAATTGGCATAAAATTTAAATTTTAAGTTATTTATTCTCGAAACAGCTATTCAAACTCTTGAAATCGAGTAAAGTGCCATTATCAGCGGCTTTAATCGTTACTTCATCGTTCCCATTTTCCCCGTCATTCTTTTCTTGAGTGTCAACAGACGGCTCATTTTTTCCGGTGGTATCTTCAGAAGTGTTTTGCAGAATAGCATTCGAACGATATACTTTTCCCCAACAGTGGGGACATCTTACATAATTCATAAGGTCTTGTAGACCCTTTTGAGTAAATTCTTTCTTTTCTGATTTGACAGAATCAATAAGAGAAATTACTTGGGTTCTAATCTCCGGAGTGAGCTTCTCCATTTCTTCCCTTACAATGTCCTGTGTTATCCATCTCTGATAATCAGCAGCATAATCTAATACCTGTTGGGCAAAGGTATGCTCTGTTTCTGCATCATAATCAAATTGATAACCACAATGAGGACATGAGACAACGGCACCACCGTTGAGGCTCTTCAGTAATAAACTTAATTCCATATCGTATCCTTTTAAACGTTCATCACTATATCCATGCTGCAAGAACGCTTTCCGGACGAAATCAACAGCTTCCTTTACCTGGTCAGCAGTAGCAGACTTGATATTCACAAGGAACGTCTGTGGATTACTCCCCCAACTTGTCAATGTTGAATATTCCATCATACGCCATTCAAGCACCTTACAAGGATCGATAGAATCCCTTTTGATGGCTTTTACTCCGATAGAGTGTTCAAGTGTTCTGCCATTCTCTGCAAACAGTTTATAATCAGCTAACGTATCACGGCCAATCTGTTTTTCAAGATTTAACTGACCGACCATGACCAAATTACCTTCTGTTTCCTTACCATTCAACGGAACACCTAACAACAGGTCTGTACGATGATTCAGGAACCAACGCATCCGACCAATATTTTCTTTCAATGTCTTATTGAATGAGCCGGGCATAGATATGTCATTTTGTGAGTCCTTCACACCGATACCGTTCACCGCAACGGTAACGATACCCTTCTCATCAACATCATTTGCCTTTGTCTTGTACTGAAGGCTTTTGATTTTCTCTTCCATCTTTTTCATCTCCACTTTTAGTGTTAAAAACTCGATTTACTTTATCCAGTTCCTCATCTGACATATCAAATTTCAATTTGTCAAACAAGGGATTTTCTATCATACTTTCGCCTATTTGGGCACGCCAGTCATTGAGTGTTATAAGCCCACATGAGAATTGTTCACGACAACGTTTATTTATATTTGTCTTTACGTCCTCGGATTCTTTCAATCCTTCCTGCAAACAATCAACATCAGAGAAATCACAATCCAAATAATATCCCCCTCCTTCAAGACCAAGGAAAGCTGTAAAATCCTTGCAGAATTGTTTGGCCATAGGAATAACAGTTGAACAATATACGCTCTTTTCAGCAGTAGCCTGATTGCTAAATGTGGACTGGTCTTTTCGCGGAACAAGAACGGCTGGGATGCCGTATGCCCCTGCAATATTTATTGCATCAGCCAAAGTCTCTTCAAACGGCTGTAACTCTGCAATAGAAAGATTAGTACGAACAAAGTCAATGTCTGCATCTGAAATACCATAAGGTACCTGGCCCTTCCTTACACCATACTTCTCAAAATTTTGCTTCAAAAGCTGTTCCTTTTCATCGTCAGTCAACGCTATTGAACCGGTAGCATCAGTTTTCTTACTTACAATAAAGCCCAATCCACCCCGCTTTACATAAATCACATTTCTAGCTTCATATACAGCTATTAGATTTGACATTGGCTTATTTTGGGAAGCAAGACGACTTTTGGACTTCAAGAACATAGCCCCTGAATAGAACTCTGCACTTCCGTCTCTATCATGCCATATTTGGTATGGAGGAATTTCCAAACTACCATTCCAACCATACTCCAAACGATAGCTACGAATAATATCTTCTGTTTGGGCAATGCCAAACAATGGCATATTCCCGTAAACAGGTTCTACAATAGTCTTATCAGAAGGTAGCACCCAATAATTATCGCAATATCTCCATTTTTCAGCTGTAGAAAAGACATCAGGCATAGCGGCACGAATAAAGCTATTCCCTGTACACAATTTATAAATATGGTGCTGATAAATCAATTCTTTCCAACGCATCAAACAATTAGGACGACTAAGTATGCCATTCATTCGTTTATTCGCCCATACTATACTGTCATCCTTAGTTTTCTTCAATTGAAAATTAGCACCTGCAATTCGCGATGCAATATAATCGATCGGGAAAAAGACTTCAGGTATCGTACTGAATAGCGTTAGATAGTTACTGCCCGCTACAATAGGACTAGTAAGGTCCTCAATGTATGCAACTGACCATTTTTCAGCCTTGCCACTTTGAGTATCTATATCCTTATTTTCAGATGAAGTAACTATTTCAACTTCACCTTTAGTCTTAGATTTCTTTCCAAATAGATTATCAAAAAAAATATTCATTGGGTTCCTTTTTGAGCAAAACTAAGTAAAAAGGAAAACCGTTTTCCAAAACACTAAAATCTTGAAATTACGAAAACATAACTCCAACGATATAACACACTTATTTTCAATCACATATAACACAATTCAATTCAAACCTAATTTTACAACGAACTGTACTAGCCCACTCAAAACAGCACTAGCCTCTTTTGTTTCACTATCTTTATTATAGTCCATCAGGTTATTCATGAAGGCAACATATTCCGTATCAGATTCTACTTTTGATGCAGAAAAAAGAATACTATTTTTCACATAATCAGATGTTGCAGCAATACGCTTGTCTACATCCGGAAACTCTTTCATTACACGAATCTCCTTGTTTGTACTAGAACGGAGTTCCCGGATAAAAGGGAAATAAGCATCCGTACATTCAATTACACATGAATCAGATTCATGGGACAAAATAGAAGAACGTATATCTTCTGTTGAAGTAGTTTCCATAAATACGACATCAACAACATGCCATTTATTTCCACATCTAAACGCTTGTATAAGGACAAATTTCCCATTAACATTCGGCATCACATATAGAATCTTCTTAGTGTATTTACATTCGGTATCTGGATTGAAGAAATTAATAGTGCCATTACAAGCATACAAGTTTCTTTTTCGCCGGTTACTAAACTCTATATACTGCTCACTACACAAATCCACAACGACATATCGGAACGTATCAGACAGGTGCCCGTGCTCCTCATAAGTCTGCAAGGTAGTTTTATTCTTGACCTTAGTTTTAAGAATGGCACCGTTAGCATCTTTCTGTACGCTCATGTAGTCCTCAATAGATACCGAACATGATTCGTCAATGTATATCTCTATACCGGGAACAGTACAATCAAAGATAGCATTGATAAACTCACCAGTCATTGCGACACTCGGATTCTTGTTGCCTACCTTATCTTCAATCTCGAACCCTTCTTTCTGCAATGTGTCTATGAATAAGTCCATCCAGGAACGCTTCTCATCGTCAATGCTGTTTGCCGCTTTCGTTGATGCATCACCATGTACATATAACCTATCAGAATATTGGATAGATTTCAGATACTTTGCAACAAGTTTGGAGGCTTTCTTTACTGTATTGTTTGGGCTTTCAGCGCACGTTTCATGGAATTGCCAAACCTTGGTACCAGTTGTGAAATCGACCTGCCAATATGATACACTGATATACGGAAGCACGTTGTTATCGACAGAGATATGAATAGGTAAGTCCGGAACATACTTATGTTCACCGGAATGTTTGCCACGATTGAAGGAACCGAAGAACTCACTACCGGTACGAATGACACCCCATTCTCCCAATGCGTACACATTGTAATAGTCCGGATCGTGAACTCTATCATACTCAAAGTCGGCAACACATTGCTCATCATAGAAACCATACGCACCGTCAGGACTACCGACCACCCAAAAATTATTCAAATAGGTAGATTGGATAATAACTGTATTAGGTGCCTGTTCCTCGATTTGCTTAGTACGAAGATTAAGTATTTGCCTGGGTGCATTCTTCTTTACGGATTTGACCTTGGTAAGTTCTTTCGGCAACTCTTTGCCGGCAATGGTAACCGTCATCGGTACATCATGCCATTTATCTTTATCAATAAACTCTTTCTTTATCCAATGGCTTTCACTAATCGGGTTGAAGGTACAAATAATCTGCTGCCCTTTCTTACCACGCAAACGCTTACGTAGCTGCTTGAAATCCGGATGCTCGAACTCTGACCATTCCTCTAACTGAACTCGCTTATAGTTAGAGATACCTTTTATCTTCTCCGGATCGTCAAGACCGGAGAAATCTATCTTCGCACCATTTACCAGACATTTAATAGTATTCTGTTGAAATTTGAACAAATGGGAGATGCCAAGACCGATCGCAGCGACCTTATAATCTTCATAAATGGTTTTGAGAATAGAAGCTCCTACCTTACGCATGACAAGAGTGTTCTCACCATCCTGTAATGTCTGTATCAGTATTGTTTGTGCCACACTATACGACTTACCGGAAGATGAACCTCCATAGAGAATGATAAAACGGATAGTCTCATCATTCAAGTACTTCAATAGATAGAATCCGTTAGGATTTAGCTTCTTATAATTTATAACCATATTGTTCTAAAAGTAAGGTTTCTCCGTAGGATGAATACCGGATTTTGCAGTTCAAATTGTTCTATTCTTCCGAATTCTCATTATCTTCAAATCCGATACGAAGTTCACCGACTTTATTTCCGTCTCCACCTTTGATGTTGACATTCTTATCGGCTTCCCATCCATTCCAGGCACCAAGAATCCGGGCGGCTTCTGTCTTGCCGTTGAACTCATAATTAACCACTCCTCTATTATTCTGAATCTTCTTCAACGCATTACGGGCACGCTTTGGAAGTTGGGACGGACTTCTCATCTTTGTTTTCCCGGTAACAGGGTCTACATAATGTAAATCATCGGGATCAGCGAGTACAATATCCATTAATACCTTTTCGACCGTTTTCCTCTCTACTTCAGTCTCTTTCGCCCTCTGTTGCTTAATCTCACTTATCCTTGCACTAACCTTGCTATTGGCTAACAATCTGCTAGCAGCACTCCAAATCGTTTCAGGTTTCATCTTTGACGCATCATAAGACATCCTATATGCTTCACTAGCATTACCTTCTGTATCAACGTAGTATTTACAGAATTTCTCTTGCTTGAATGTTAATGGTTTCTCTTGCTTTCCCATATCAATTGTTATTTATTCCTACGAGAAAAAGAAGCTGCTCTCTATCCTTTAAAAGCTCATAGGTGGCAAGCAGTGTGCTGCCAGTTGTTAATATGTCATCATACACTATTATTTTCTTTTCCTTTATCGGACGAAGAAGAAAGAATTCCGGATTCAATCTATCTTTAGTTAGGCACTGGATTGCATTCTCATAGAATGGTATTTTCACCGCCCCAGCTATTTTTGTGCAGATAGAGGTTGAAAAATGAAAGCCCTCGTTGTGTCTCCGTCGCGGTGTGGTGACTATACACCATCCTTCATATCCCCCTACTATGAAGCGGTGGAGAAACTCACACGCTCTCTCTGCAAAGAATGATGCAAGTTCCTCCGACTGTTTAATTTCTGAAAAGCTGGTACCAGTCTTGGAACGAGTGAACTGGGAGATGTAATAGATATCACCCTTTTTATGAAGTGACACCTTTTCTCTCAAATCACATAACCGTTCCTGATGAGACCAGCTCTTACATTTCACCGCTTCCGGCTTATCCCAGTCATCAATACGACATATCTTTCCCTTTCTTTTCATCAAAAATCTTCTTTACTCCATCCTCGACAGATGTATAAGACAAAGGTACTAAATAGATATCCCGGTTCACCGACTGCTCTAAATTGTCAAAATCCCGTTTTTCATTAATTAGCTCAATTTCAAGCGGTTTGTAGTATTTTACTAAAGAAGCAAAATACATAGTAGTCACAGGTTGGACGTTACAAATATTGATAAGCTGCCGGTTACAGCCCACCGCATAAATAAGCCCTTCGACGACATCATCTATGTAAGTGAAGCACCGGATATTCTGACCACAATTGTATAAAGACACGTTTTCCTTTTCTATCAGGAACCAGAGAAGAGTTCTTTTTCGCGGATTAGGTCCATATACATTATGCAGCCGGCACCCGGTCGCAGCCTTACAATAGATAGATGCATACTGTTCATCGAAATACTTGCTTATTCCATACATGGAAGTGGTATTCTCCGGATTCGCCGTTGACGAACTAGCGTATACTAACTTCACATGATACTGGTTACATGCATCAGCTACTCGCATGAAAGTATCAATGTTATCCTTCCTGATCTGTTCCAGGTTTCCATTAAACACACTAGTTTGCGCCGCCAAATGGAACACACAATCAATACCCCCATTTTTCAGGAGCTCACATACTTTTGTGGCTTCAGTACCAGACTTTCGATCAAGTCCTATGACTTCAACACCTCTTTTTGTCAATTCGCGGCAAAGGGCTTTTCCTATAAACCCCTCACTGCCGGTTACAATCATTCTTCTCATCATCACAAAAAAATAAAGGATATATCAAACTCTCGTATATCCAAATTCAACATATTGTTAGTAAAAAACTCAAAAAAACATTAACTTCAAAATAGAATACACTACATTTGTAGCTGTATAAAATATAAAATCAAATAAAATGAAAAGACCGCAAATAGATATAATCAAATACGCATTAATTGCAACAGCCATATTTACTCTAATATTAATATTAGTATATGTATATAGATTTCATCACGGACTGTCCTATAATCATAATGATTTTGCTGATTTCGGCAGTTATTTAGGTTCAATTACAGGATTACTTGCTTTCATTGGAGTACTTTATACAATAAAAGACTCACAAATAAATAGACAAATTGATAATGAAAGGTCAACATTTTATAATTTGTTGGGATTATATCAGCATCAAGTCGACACCAACAAATATACTGAACACCAAATTGAGAAAACAGGAATTGAAGCATTCAAAGCATACGCACATGAAGCGCGTTCATTATTCTATGCTTATGTAATATATCATTTTATAAAAGATGGAGAAAAATTTCCATCAGAATTAACACAAGTCAGTAAGTTAGACGAGCAAGCATTTCTGGAGATTTATACTAAGTTTGGAGTTCATTCAACTACAGAATTAAATGTATTATTAAAAAGTAGGGATCCCAAATATTATTACGATACTATATACGAAATAAAAGGCATAATAATGTCAAGCAAAATTCATGAAATGTATCGTATAATTGTTGCATCAATCTGTAATAGGATTTGTATAGAAAAAAGATACCAACAGCTCTATAAGTTCATAAGAAATGTCGGAGATTATTTATATGGGCAATATGGACAATATTTAGGGCAATACCATAGAAACATATATTATCTGTTGGATTCAATCCAAAATTTTAAATACCCCAATGACTATTCTAAAATATTTAGAGCACAATTATCCTCAGATGAGTTAACAGTCATACTATTCAATTCAATGAGCTCGCAATCAACTCTCAAAACAATTTCTTTATTAAAGAAATTTGATATATTCAATAACATTATTGCCCTCGAACTTCCTATATCTGGATATGATACAGAAAAAGAAATCGTAATTCAGACTATTAACTCTCTTTTTCATGAATTTATAGCTGATTCTACAAACAAATGATTATATACCCAATTATTATATTTATTGTAACTGTACAAGAATATAGGGAAAAGAGTGGTTGTATTATTCAACAGTTTCCTCTATACTTCCGCATTCAGAACGTTCAATTTCTACTTATTTGATACCAAGATAATCCCAAAAAGAAAGTCTACCTTTTACATTCTCAATAGGACTTTCAAAAAGTATTGGATTAGCTAATACCCAGTTATAAACTTCTTTTTCAGCCCAGATGGAAGAATGATTCTGTACACAATCCACTATCTCAATGCTACCGATAATGGAGCCTGTACAAAAACTAAAATCTTTCCACTCTTTGTTTTCCGGTAATGCCAATAACTGCTCATTGGTAAGTATTGAATCATAGAAATTATCGTAATTCAAAGGTTTACCGCTTGCATGAATCAGTACCCTCTGCCCTAAATATTTCTTAGGACACGGCCAAGTACGGTTCTCAATGTCTTTAATACCGTGGACTATCAAAGAGGCCCACGGTTGTTTTATTGTTATTGCTTTCATTTCTATTCTTTATTCCTCCAATAGTTTTAGCAGTGATTTTTTATACTCGTCTATTTCCTTAATAGCATCTTCTTGACCTGATTTTGCATCATTTATCATTAAATCTGCTACTCCCTCCATTATTTCATCCTTATGCCTATTCAGATATTTGATAAAGTATTCCTGCATCAAATCAGTATCCATATTTGCTATATCCGAATATGTGTCTCCACTTCCATAACTGTCAGAAAAAGAAGAATAACAAAGATTACTTATATTCATACTCTGAATACTCTCCCTTCTGCCAAATCCATCTGTATGCTTATCTATTCCACTATTGCTATGGCTTTGAAACTCTTCTCTGATTTTAGGGAGAGTTTCTTTAATAAACTTTTTCAGTTTTCTGCCAGTAGTGATTAACTTACTTAATTCTTTTGCTGTCATCATCAGTCTCCTTTCTTTTTAATCCGTTCTAGTACATCTCTGTTGGCTTCCAGTATTTCATCGAAAGAGGGAATTGGCATCCAGTGGGTGACTCCCAAAAGCCCAACAAGATGTTCTACTTCTGTATTGATTACAACTAAGAATCTTCTATCGGAAGTAACTACGACAACCTCATATAAAGATTGTCCATCGTTGGTTTCAGGTAATTGCTCTTTTACACTTATCCAAGGAGATTGCTTTTTCTGCCACTCAACGCCAGACGCAAATACTTTACGCATATATGTTTCAATCACATGCGGCTGATTGATGCGATTTGCTAATTGAGCTACCAATGATTTAAAATTCATATCTATCTTGTTTTACGTTAATTCTTCATCTATCTGTTGGATAATTTGCCTTAATGTTGTACAATGATAGTCGGCACACCCTGTTTCTTCATTAACAGCTTCCCACCATACGCACTTATCGGGATGGTGATAGCCATAAAAGCGTATGTCATACCCTTTGTACTTATAGTGCCCGGTACTTACTTTTACAGGTTTATCTTTTTTACTCATATCTATCTTGTTACGAATTAAGTTTCTCAATAAATCCATCCAGCAATTCACAATGTCCTCCAACCCAGCGAACGCACAATTTACACTCGCATGGCTCTGTATCTTTCGGACGCTGGCAATTCTCTTTGAAAGCCTCGATAGCTTTCTGTTTCATGTCTTTTCTACCTTCTTCACGAGCACCTGACTCTGACAAGCAAATGAGTTCGTCAAGGGTTGAATAATCCCAATTATCACCATCCAGTATTCTATTATACAACTGGTCAAATCTTTCTTCGTCCATATTTATTCCTTTATATCTTGATTTGAGCCTAATTAGGCTACATCGTTAATACTAATTTCTCCTTTCAAAACTCGTTCTACCTGCCTGTCGATTATCTCTTGAAACTCTATCTGACAGATAAGCGAGCAATCCGGTATAATCTCTTCTACTGGGTCACCTCGCCATGTTAGGAGTTCGTCAAGGAAGATTCGTCCGTCTTTATCTTTTAGACAAGTTGCACCTACATCACGTTCAATCTGCGCCACCTCGTTAAATACATCCG